GACGTTGGTCATTTAAGTGATGGAAATTACGGTAACTTATATTTTAACAGAACATTAAACGATTGGGCAAGGTTTGATATAAATAAAAGAACTAAGTTTGATGCTTCTATAAGTTCTGGATTAGCTGTCATGGCTTGTAACAGACATTTATACACGCCAAATGCTACAATAGAAAAACAAAAAATAAATTTAAACTTTGGAAGGTATCAAAACAAAGGAAACACTTCGCAATTAATTAAACAACAAGATGATTAGAACAGGTACAAGAAATAATTTTCCTAGCCAAGTAGTTAGCGATTTAGAAAAAGCAAGTTCTGAATACGGATTAAAAATTGCAAAAGCTATTGAAAATGAATGGTTCAATACTGATTACGGTAGTAATAGATTCTTAACAAACACTAACAACTTTCACAGACTCCGTTTGTACGCAAGAGGAGAACAATCAATACAAAAATATAAAGATGAGTTATCTATAAACGGTGATTTAAGTTACTTGAATTTAGATTGGAAGCCAGTACCTATAATACCTAAATTTGTAGATATTGTTGTCAACGGTATAGCAGAAAGAGTATATGATATAAAAGCATACTCTCAAGATCCTTATGGCGTAAGCAAAAGAACTGAATACATGAAGTCTATATTAGACGACATGAAAACAAAAGAGATGAGTGACTTTGCTGAGGAGAAGTTTGGCATATCATTAAATGAAAATAAAAAAGAAATATTACCAGACACAGAAGAGGAGTTAGCTCTTCACATGCAATTAAGTTACAAGCAAGCTGTAGAGATAGCTGAAGAGCAAGCGTTGAACGTTCTGTTAGATGGAAATAAATTTGACTTAACTAAAAGAAGGTTTTACTATGATTTAACAGTGCTTGGTATAGCAGCTGTAAAAACAGGGTTCAATACATCTGAAGGGGCAACAGTAGATTATGTTGATCCTGCTAAGCTAATATACTCGTATACTGATTCTCCTTATTTTGATGACATATATTACGTTGGAGAAGTAAAAACAATTCCTATAAACGAGCTTATAAAACAATTTCCTAACTTAACTACAGAGGAGTTAAAAGAAATAACTGAAAATAATTACAAACATTCTAACAAGTTTAATTCAGTCTCTCATCACTCGGATGATGATAGAAACAAAGTAGAGGTATTGTATTTTAACTATAAAACTTATAACTCTGAAGTTTACAAAATAAAACAAACAGCTGCTGGTGGAGAGAAAGCTATAGAAAAAGATGACACGTTTCAAGCTGAAGGTTCAGATTACTTTACAAGAGAGTCTAGAAAAGTTGAGGTTTTATACGAAGGAGCTATGGTACTTGGTAGCGAGAAGCTTTTAAAATGGGGTATGTCTAAAAACATGATGCGTCCTAAGAGTGATTTTACTAAAGTTAAAATGAATTATTCTATAGTTGCTCCAAGAATGTATAACGGTAAGATAGAATCACTTGTAAGCAGAATAACTGGCTTTGCTGACATGATACAGCTAACACATTTAAAACTACAACAGGTGATGTCTAGAATGACTCCTGATGGTATATATTTAGATGCAGATGGTTTAGCAGAGATAGACTTAGGTAATGGTACAAATTATAATCCACAAGAAGCATTAAATATGTACTTTCAGACGGGATCTATAATAGGTAGAAGCTTTACTTCTGATGGAGATATGAATCCTGGTAAAATGCCAGTTCAAGAAATACAATCTGGAAACGGTGGGGCTAAAATGCAAAGTTTAATTGGTACTTATAATTACTACCTGCAAATGATCAGAGACACAACTGGATTGAACGAAGCTAGAGATGCTGCTAATCCAGACCCTAAAGCTTTAGTGGGTGTTCAGAAAATGGCAGCAGCAAATTCTAATACTGCTACTAGACATATATTACAATCTGGATTGTTTTTAACATCTGAAGTGTGCGAATGTTTATCGCTTAGAATATCTGATATATTAGAATACTCTCCAACTAAAAACGCTTTTATACAACAAATAGGTGCTCACAACGTTGGTACTTTAGAAGAGTTAAGTGAATTACACTTATATGATTTTGGTATATTTATAGAGTTAGCTCCAGACGAAGAAGAGAAAGCTATGCTTGAAAATAATATACAAGTAGCAATAGGACAGCAGAGTATTAACTTAGAAGATGCTATTGATTTAAGAAACATAAAAAATTTAAAGCTAGCAAACCAACTTTTAAAAATAAGAAGAAAGAAAAAAATAGAAAGAGACCAAAAGATGCAACAAGAAAATATGCAAGCTCAGGCACAAGCAAATGCCCAACAACAACAAGCAGCAGCTCAAGCAGAAGTTCAAAAACAACAAGCTCTTTCTCAAACCGCTATACAATTAGAACAAGCAAAAGCTGAGCTACAAAAAACCTCTATGGTACATGAGGCTGAAATTAAAAAGCAACTAATGGACCACGAGTTTCAATTAAACATGCAATTAAAGCAAATGGAGGTTCAGGTTGCACAGGGAAAAGAAACACAAAAAGAAGATCGTAAAGACAAACGTACAAAAATACAAGCAACACAACAAAGTGAAATGATTGACCAAAGACAAAAAGAAACAGCTCCAAAAAACTTTGAGTCTTCAGGTAATGATGTACTTGGTGGAGGTTTTGGTTTAAACACGTTTGGTCCTAGATAACAATTATTAATTATTATTATATTATATTATGGCAGAAAACAAAGAAAAGGTCGAGGGACCAAAAGTAGATGACAACGTTGAAAAACAAACTATAAAGAAAAAACCTAAAAGGTATGTAAATACATCGGATGAAACTGTTAAGCTAGACTTAAGCGCTTTAAAAGAAAAAGCAGAGGAAATAACAAAAGTAGATTTAAGTCAAAAAGCAGAAGAGATTAAAGTTCCTGAAACAAAAGAAGACTCTCCTTTATTAGAAGAGATAAAAAGCGAAGAAGTAGAAGAGGAGACTGTGGAAGTGAAACAACCTATAAAAGCTCCTGAGCAACCAAAAGTTGATTTACCAGAAAACATTATGAAGATGGTAGATTTTATGAAAGACACAGGTGGTGATGTTAACGATTACGTGAAGTTAAATAAAGATTATTCAGATTTAGATAATCATACTTTATTAAAGGAATACTACAAGACAACAAAACCTCATTTAGAACAAGACGAAATAGATTTCTTAATGGAAGATCAATTTTCGTACGATGCAGACATCGATGATGAGAGAGATATAAGAAGAAAAAAACTAGCGCTTAAAGAGCAAGTTGCCAGCGCTAAAACTGAGTTAGACAGTCTAAAATCTAAATATTACGAAGATATCAAAATGGGTTCAAAGCTTACGAGTGAGCAACAGAATGCAATTGAGTTCTTCAATAGCTACAACAAGGAGTCAGAACAAACACAAAAGAATGAAAAAGACGCAGGAGATCATTTCTTAGATAAAACTAATCAAGTTTTTAACGACAAATTCAAAGGTTTTGAATACAACGTCGGAGATAAGAAATTTAGATTTAATGTGAAAGATGCTAAACAAGTAAAGACAACTCAAAGCGACCTAAATAACTTTGTCAAGAAGTTCTTGAATAAAGAAAATAAAATGGAAGATGCTAAGGGGTATCATAAGTCTTTATTTACAGCGATGAATTCTGACGTGATTGCTAACCACTTTTATGAACAAGGAAAGGCTGATGCGTTAAAACAAAGCATGGCTAAATCTAAGAACATTGACATGGATCCTAGACAAGCTCACTCCGGTGAGATTGAGGCAGGTGGGTTCAAATACAAAGTGCTAGGTGATACTTCATCTGATTTCAAATTTAAAATTAAAAAGAAAAACAAATAACAATTTAAAAAAAACAAATTATGGCAATTACTTCAAACGTCGCTCCAGCGGCAGCGCCTAACAAGCAGACATTAGCTACGGCTTATATCGACTTTACAGATACAGGTTCTGCAAGCGCAAACTGGGCACAACAATATTTACCAGACCTAATGGAAAAAGAGGCTGAGATTTTTGGAAACAGAACTATCTCAGGATTCCTTTCACAAGTTGGGGCTGAAGAGTCTATGACATCTGACCAAGTGGTTTGGTCTGAGCAGTCAAGATTACACTTATCGTACACAGCTACATTAGCAGGTACAAACGGTTTAACATTAGTAGCTACTCACGACGCTGATGGCGTTGCTGTAGGAACTGCTGCACCTTACACTGATGGTGAGCATGGTATGAGAGCTGGTGACATGTTATTAGTAGCTGATGCTGATAAAACAGTTAAAGCTTACGTTTCAGCTGTTGATGCAACTGGTACTGCTTCTATTCAACCTTACGGAGCTGCAACTATGACTGCCGCTGGTATCGCAAACGGTGCTGTTAAAGTTTTAGTGTTTGGTTCTGAATACTCTAAAGGAGGTACAGGTAGAGATGGAGCTAACAAACCTAACTTTAAGTCTTACACTAACAAGCCAATCATATTAAAAGATAAATATGAGATCTCAGGATCTGATACTTCTGCTATTGGTTGGGTTGAAGTTTCTGGTGAAGACGGACAAAGCGGTTACTTATGGTACTTAAAAGCTGAAGGTGATACTAGAGCTAGATTTACTGATTACTTAGAGATGGCAATGATTGAATCAGAAAAAGCTGCTGGTGATGGTATTACTGACTTAGCTGCTTTATCTCATGGTGGTACTAGTGGTGCTATTACAGGTACTGAAGGTTTATTCGCTGCTATTGAAGCGAGAGGTAACGAAACTACTGGTGTAACTGGTGTTAACGCTGCTACTGATTTAGCTGAGTTTGATGCTATGTTAGCAGAGTTTGACAAAAACGGTGCTATTGAAGAAAACATGATGTTTGTAAATAGAGCAACTGCTCTTGCAATGGACGACATGCTAGCTTCTATGAATTCTTACGGAGCTGGAGGTACTTCTTATGGAGTATTTGACAACGAAGAAGATATGGCGTTAAATTTAGGTTTCTCTGGTTTCAGAAGAGGTTCTTACGACTTCTACAAG